AGGGGCTGAAGACGGAGAAGATCGGGATCCCGCCGGAGGACGCCCAGTTCCTGGTCACCCGGCAGTTCCAGGTCACCGAGATCGCCCGGCTCTTCCGGGTGCAGCCGCACAAGATTGCCGACTTGACCCATGCCACGTTTTCCAACATCGAGCACCAGGGGATCGAGCACGTGGTCGATACGGTCCGACCCTGGGCCGTGCGCTGGGAGCAGTGCCTGCTGCGGGATGTCTTCCTGCCCGGAGAGCGCAAGGACTTCTTCGCCGAGCACCTGCTGGACGGTCTGCTGCGCGGCGATCAGAAGAGCCGCTATGACGCCTACGCGGTCGGCCGCATGTGGGGCTGGCTCTCGGCCGACGACGTGCTGGAGCTGGAGAACCGCAACCCCTTGCCGAAGGGCAAGGGGCAGGGCTACTACATCCCGCTGAACATGATCCCGGTCGGCGCAAGCGCCGGCGAGCGTGTCCGCGGCCACAGTCGCAAGCGCCCGGCCCTCGAGCTGCGCAGCGCCGCGCTCCGCCAGCGAGTCATGCTGGCCCACCGGCCGATGCTGCGGGATGCCGGCGAGCGGATTGTCCTACGGGAGATCGAGGAGGTGCGCCAGGGCGCCGCCCAGGCTCTGGCCGATCGGAACCTCGAGGACTTCAGCTCCTTCCTGGACCGCTACTACCGGCAGGATCTCGAAGCGTTGCGGGATGAGATGCGCGGGCCGGTCGGCGTATACGCCGATGCCATGGCCGCAGCTGCCGGCGACGAGATTGGCGGCTGGGAAAAGGACGATGCCCAGCTCGATCGTTTCGTCCAGCAGTACATCGAGTCGTTCGCCGTCCGGCACGCCTCCGCCACGGTGGGCCAGATGCGCAGCGTGGCGCAGGAGGCGGTGGCGGCTGGTCTCGATCCGCTGGAAGCCCTCGAGGAGCGGTTCGGCGAGTGGGACGAGACGGGCCCCGACAAGCTGGCGGACTGGGAGACCAACCAGGCCGGCAACGCGGTGGCCCGCTTCGTCTTCGTGGCGGTCGGGGTGCTCAAATTGCGCTGGGCCACCACCGGCGACAGCTGCCCGTACTGCAGCAAGCTCAACGGCAAGATCGTGGGGACGCAGGCGCCATTCCTGCCGGCCGGGGTCGACTTCCAGCCGGACGGCGCGGCCGAAGCACTGCGGCCCAGCGTCAATGTGTTCCATCCGCCGGCGCATGGGGGCTGCGACTGCCTGCTGATGCCGGAGCTGTAGCGAGAGGAGGACAGGATGCCGCCACTCAAATCGCATGCGACGCCCACGTCCGAGGACGCCTGGGATGGCCCGGCGAACGAGGCCCGTCTGCGAGACGACGAGAACGAGGCCTACTACCGCAAGGCCTACGCCTGGCAGGATCCGGACGGAGATCCGGAAACCAAGGCTGCCTACAAGTTCGTCCACCACTTGGTGGATGAGGACGGGGAGATCGGCGCCGCCTCCACCCGGGCGGCCACCACCGGGATCGCTGTGCTGAACGGCGCACGCGGAGGGACCACCATCCCCGACGGCGACCGCCAGGGCGTCTGGGATCACCTGGCCAAGCACCTCGTGGACGCCGACATCGAACCTCCGGAGCTGCGGTCGCACCCGCTGCACCTGGCCGGTGTGGAGCGGAGATCCTTCCCGCTGCGGGAATTGCGGGTCAACGGATCCGACGGACGCCGCCGGATCGAGGGCTACGCTGCCGTCTTCGATGTCCCCTCGGTCCCGTTCTGGGACTTCACCGAGATCATCCGCCCGGGCGCCTTCAAGCAGACCATCCAGGAGGACGACATCCGGGCCCTGTGGAATCACGAGGACTCCTTTGTGCTCGGCCGCAACCGGGCCGGGACTTTGAGCCTCATGGAGGACCAGGTCGGGCTGAGTTTCAAGATCGATCCGCCCGAAGCTCAGTGGGCGAGCGACTTCCTGGTGTCGATCGAGCGGGGTGATGTCGATCAGTGCTCATTCCGATTCACGACCCGGGAAAATGGAGACCGCTGGACGTCCGATAACGGGCGGCTCTCGCGAGAGCTGCTCGACTTGCAGCTCTTCGAGGTATCGCCCGTGACCTTCCCGGCCTACCCCCAGACCTCGGCGCAGCTGCGCTCGGTGCTGGGCATGGAGGTCCGGGAGTTCGAGCAGGCCCTGGAGCGGCTGGACGGTGGGGCGTCAACGGACGCCGACCGCCGGATGCTCCGGGACCTGATGGCAGCCGTGCAGGTCCGTCTTGACGCCGATCCGCCCGGGCGCGGGCAGGGCGGCGATCCCGACGCAGAGGCCCGGCGGGCGCGCCTGGCGCATCTGGAGCGGGAGCTCGAGCTGACCGAGCACAGCTGATCGCAGCAGTGCACAACAACTGACGTGAAGGAGGAACGATCGTGACCATCCGTGAAATGCTCGAGAAGCGGGCCGGCATCATCGCCCAGGCCCGCCAGCTCCTGGAGGCGGCCCAGGGCGAGAACCGCGACCTGACGGCCGAGGAGCAGCAGCGCTGGGACGGCCTCATGGGAGAGGCGTCCACCATCCGCAGCCAGATCGACCGGGAAGAGCGGATGCTGACGGTTGAGGCGGAGCTGGAAGGCCGCCATGCCCCCGGCGGTCCCGACCGGCCGGAACCGCGTGAGGCCCCTGGCGATCCGACCGATCCCCGGGAGCGGGAGGAGTACCGCCGCGCGTTCCGGGCCTTCGTGACCAACGGCGAGCGGGCGCTCACCGGCGAGATGCTGACCGAGATCCGCGCGCTGCAGGCGGATGTCGACATCTCCGGCGGGTACCTTCTGGCCCCCATGCAGTTCGTGCGGGACCTGATCAAGGCCGTCGACAACGAGGTGTTCATCCGCCAGTTTGCCACCGTCCATCAGGTGAACGCGGCGCAGTCGCTGGGCGCGGCCTCGCTGGATGCCGACCCGGCGGACGCGACCTGGACTGGCGAGATCTCGACGGTGAGCGAAGACAGCACGATGGCCTTCGGACACCGCGATCTCACCCCCCACCCGCTGAGCAAGCTGATCAAGGTCAGCCGGAAGCTCCTGCGGCTTTCGCCCGATGCGGAGGCCCTGGTGCAGGCGCGCCTGGCCTACAAGTTCGGGGTGACATGGGAGCAGGCTGGCATGACCGGCTCCGGCTCCGGGCAGCCGCTGGGCGTCTTCACCGCTTCGGCCCAGGGCATCTCGACCGGCCGGGACGTCTCGACCGGCAACACGACCACCAGCATGCAGTTCGATGGGCTGATCGAAGCCAAGTATGCCCTCAAGGGGCAGTATTGGCCCAACGCCCGCTGGTTCTTCCACCGGGACGGCTCCAAACAGGTGGCCAAGCTGAAGGATGGCGAGGGGCAGTACATCTGGCGCGAGAGCGTCCGGGTGGGCGAGCCCGACCGCTTGCTGGGGCTGCCGGCGCACATGTCCGAGTACGCGCCGAACACCTTCACGACCGGTCTCTATGTCGGGATCGTGGGCGACTTCCGGCACTACTGGATCGCCGACAGCCTGGACATGGAGGTGCAGCGTCTGGAGGAGCTGTATGCCGCCACCTCCCAGGTCGGCTTCATCGGCCGCCTGGAGTCGGACGGCATGCCGGTGTTGGAAGAGGCCTTCTCCCGCGTCAAGCTGGCCTGATGACGCGCTAGCGCCCCGGGGCCACCCTGCGGTGGCCCCGGGGAAAGGGTTAGGTGAGAACCATGAACCTGAGCAAGAACGCCAAGATCACCCAGGCGATCGCCCCGGCTGACGGCGTCGCGGCCACGACCGACATCAATGGAGCCGTGCTGGATATGTCCGGCTTCGAGGGCGTGCTGATGGTGGTCACTTTCGGAACGATCACCGGCTCGGCCGTCACCAGCATCAAGGCCCAGCAGGACACGGCGGTGGGCATGGGCACCGCGGCCGATCTGGCCGGCACGGCCCAGACCATCGCCGATACCGACGACGAGAAGGTGTTCTACATCGACCTGTTCCGGCCGCTGGAGCGCTACGTGCGGCTGGTGGTCGATCGGGCCACCCAGAATGCCGTCGTCGCCTCCGCCGAGTATATCCAGTACGGACCGCGCGAGGCGCCGGTCACTCACGCCACTGAGGTATCGGGCGAGACGCATGTCAGCCCGGCCGAGGGCACGGCCTGAGTGATCTGATCCGGTAGCTCTGGTCCGGGGGCGGGTCGAGGGCCCGTCCCCGGACCCAGGACCACACAAGAGGGAGGCAGACATGCCTGATGCATCCTATCAGCCGAAGGTGTACGTCAAGCAAGGCGGCGACGAGCAAGTGGTCGCCAGCGGGGGCCAGATCAATGTGGAATCGGGTGGCAAAGTCACCAAGAATCTGTCCGTGGCCAACATCACGACCGCCGGCGCAGGCACGTATACGGCAGCTCAACTGGCCGGGGGCGTGATCACGCGCGATCCGGCCGGGGCGGCCCGTACCGACACGACGGACACGGCCGCCGAAATCATCGCCGCGATGCTGCTGGATAACGATGGCGACAGCGACTTCTGTCACGTGATCAACACGGCCGATGCCGCCGAGGCCATCACGATCGCCGGCGGGACGGGCGTGACCGTCTCGAACGCGGGGCAGACCATCGCGCAGAACGAATCCGCCGTCCTGCTGTTCCGGCGGACCAGCGCCACCGCCGTCACGGTGTACGTCCTGGGTGCATGAACCATGGCCCCCACCAGGAAGGAGTTCGGAGGCAAATATCTGCGGCTCACCGAGGCGTCGGGGGCCAACACGGCGCTGAGCGTTTTGACGCCGGCGGACGTTCCGTATCGCCTGTGCTGGGTGCTGGTGAAGTATTCGGCCGCGCCCACGCAGGCCGGCGTCACAGTGGAGCTGGATGCCGGGGCCGGGGCGGCCTTCGATGGCGTGCTGACCACCGGAAGCGCCAACGCCCAGACGACCGTCTACCTGCCGGATCCGAAGATCGTGATCGCGGAGAACGACATCATCAAGGTCACGGCTCCGGCGGGCGGGGCTGGCATCACGTCGCAGATCAGCATCTACGTCGAGCTGCTCTAGCCCGGCCGTGGGGCCTGGCTCGGGCGGCCGCACCGCGCTTTGCCGCGGGAGGGAGAAGCAACGATGAAGATCCGATTGATCACGCGCTATGCCGGGCCTCAAGGCAACTGGGGCCCGGGCCAGGTGGCCGACTTCCCGAAGGCCGACGCCGAAGCCCTCATCGCCGGCGGTTATGCCGCGGCGGTGAAGGCGGGCGAGGCCCACGTCGAAACCGCCCAGGCCCCTGCAGGCGCCGGCCAGGCCGAAAAGGCCCAGGGCCCGGCGGCGAAGAAGGGGGCGAAGAAGGGGGCGAGGGTCATCGAGCAGGAGGGCGGGCAGCCGGCGGTCGAGTAGTCCATGCCCAACCTGTACATCACGCCGGCGGAGATCAAGGATTCGATCCCGGATCTCATCCAGGCTGCCACCACTAAGTACGACGACGCACTGCTGCGCTATGCCGGCCGGCTGAGCCGGTTCATCGACCAGCACTGCGAGCGGGTGTTCTTCCCCACGTCGGAGCTGCGCGCCTTCACGGGCAAGGGCGGCAGGGTGATGCGGATCCCGGACGTGCTGTCGATCTCGCAGCTGCGCTACTCGGAGGACGACGGGGCGACCTACACTGCCCTGACCCAGTCCGGCAATTGGCACCTGGCGCGGTCGGGCGAGTTCGCTCATCCCGGGTCCTACGACCAGATTGTGATCGACCCCAACGGCACAACGCTGGGATCCTGGCCGACCGGTCTCAAGGCGATCGAGCTCACCGGGGTCTGGGCCTACGCCGACGACCGCGACGACTGCTGGGAGGATTCGCTCGACGAGGTGGAGGACAACCCGCTTACCGCGGCGGCGACCGAGGTCACCGTGAATAATGCCGACGGCGCCGGCGCCTTCGGCCCTGTGCCGCGTTTCATGGCCGGCATGCTGGCCCGGGCGGGGAGCGAATACTGGGAGATCACGGATGTGAACACCGTGACCAACAAGCTCACGGTGCTGCGTGGCCGCAACGGCACGACCGCCGCCCAGCACGCCCAGAACACCCAGATCGACATCTGGCGGCCGCCGGGTCCGGTCGTGGATGCAGCCCAGATCCAGGTGGTACGCAGCCACATGCGGGCCACCCAGGGCTATGCCGACAGCCGGGCCAACGCCGACATCGGGCAGCTGTTCTTCCTGAAGAAGCTGGATCCGGAGGCTCAGTCGCTGCTGCAGCCCTATGTCCTGGTGCATTACGGATGATCAAGTACGAGGTGGTGGTGGAGGGCCTGCGGGAGGCCATCCAGCGGCTCGAGCGCTTCGACGCGATCGCTGAGCGGCATCTCAAGCGGGCCATGCTGAACTCGGCCCGGGATGTTGCCAAGACCACCCGGGCGCTGGCGCCGGTCGGCGAGACCGGGCAGCTGCGGGCCGGGGTCGATCACGAGCTGTTGGTGGGCTCTTCGATCGGGGAGATCGCAGGGCGGGTCGTCGACCGCACGTATTATGCGCTGTGGGTGGAATTCGGGACCGCCTATCCGTCATCCGTCCGGGCGATTGCTACGACCCTCAGCGGCACGCGCAAGGCGGCCGTGCGAGTGGCCCGTACTCGGGCTGCGAAACGCACCGCCGGCCGGCACTTCATGTACCGCGCCTTCGTCGCCACCCGCGGCCGGGTGATGGATCACTTCGGCCGCGCACTGGACGATCTGACGGCAGAGCTGGGAGGCCGCGGTGCCCATTGAGGACTGGTCGCCGACATTGAAGTCCAAGATGCAGGAGATCTCGGGGCTCGAGCAGGTCCATGACTATACGGACATGCCGGGGGAGATCGCCGTGTTCCCCTCGATGATCATCCTGCCGGTGCAGGGAGAGTTCGAATACTCGAGCGGCGGCCCGCAGAAGGAGCATCACGAGCTGTCTCTGACGCTCTACACCGCCGGCCAGATCCTCGGGGAAGCCATGGGGCAGGCCGTGCCATTCATCAAGCTGGTGAAGGAGAAGCTGGCGGCCAATATGAGCCTGGACGGCAAGGTCGTAACCATCCTGCCCTCCGGTTCGGCGCCGAGCTACGACGGCCCGGGCGGCGTCCGCTACGGCGAGAAGACCCACACCGGCATCATCTTCCGCTACCACGTCAAGGAGAAGAGCGGCAGCTTCACGGTTGCCGCCTGAAGGAGGCGAGCATGGGCAAGCGCTATCGCTACATCGGCTCAGGCCTGGGCGTGCCCGGGCTGCCGCATGAGATCGACGAGGAGGAGGCCGAGCGGCTGGGCCTCGTGGAGTTGCTGAAGCAGGCCGTGCAGGCGAAGGTCTATCAACTGATCCCGGAGAAGGCCAAAGGGAAGACCGCGGCCGAGGAGAGTGACTGATGGGTGAACGTGCATTCAGCAAGCTGCAGTTCGGGATCGAGAGCGCGGCGGCGCACGGCACGGCCGTGGCCGCGGACACGATCCTGGCCGGGGCCGAGATTCCCCCGGTCAATCCGGACCGCCAGCCCGGCTTCCCGGAGGACAACCTGGGGGTGCGGGCCCGCTCCAGCCGGGCGCGCATCGACCAACTGCTGGCCACCAACACGCTGAAGATCCCGGCGGCCTACTTCCAGGCGCTGCCGGCGCTGCTGTCCTGCGGGATCAAGGGCGGCATCACGCCGGCGGAGCAGACCCCCAGCCAGAATGACATGCTGTGGGCCTTCACGCCCAGCATGGTGGCTTCCAACGCGCCCGACTCCATGACGCTGGAGGCTGGCGACGACACCCAGGCGGTCGAGATGGAGTACCTGATGTTCGAGCGCATCATGCTCTCGGGCCAGGTGGCGCAGGCGGGTGAGATGGCGCCGGTGGGCTTGGAGGCGGACTACTTTGCCCGCCAGGTGACCCCGGCCAGCTTCACCGGCTCCCTGTCGGTGCCGGCCATGACCGACATCAACGCCAAGCTCAGCCGGATCTACGCCGATGCCCTGTGGGCCAACCGGGGCGTGACCGAGCTGGCTTCCATCCTGCGCTCCTGGGAGTTCGAAGTCCTGACCGGGCTGCACCCCAAGTTCCTGGGTTCGGCCGACAAGTTCTTCACCACCCATGGCCAGTCCGTCCTGGAGGTCATGCTCACGCTGACCTTCGAGCGCAACGCCCTGGCCGACGCCGAGTGGGACAAGTTCCGGGCCGGCACCAAGCAGGCGATCCGGATCAAGATCGACTCGGGCGTCGCGATCGGGACCGGGGTCAACCATTCGCTCACGCTGGACGTCTTCGGCGCCTATGAGAACATCATCCCGATGGCGGAGGAGGACCGCGGCAACAATGTGGACACTGCCCTCTTCCACGGCCTCTATGACCCGACCGGAGCGCAGATCTTCGATGCCCGGGTGATCACCAACGTGGCGGCCATCTAGGAGCAGCTCATGCCCATTCAGATCCGCAAGGTCGTGCGGCCGCTGGCGCTGCGCGGCCTGGCTCAGGAATACGAGGATGACTTCATCTCGGTCTGGGTGAACCCCAATCGGGAGATGCTGGCCCGCTTCGAGGTGGCCCGCGAAGAGACCGAGCAGATCAAGAAGCAGCTCAGCGCATTGGCGTCCCAGAAGAAGGCGGATCCGGAGAAGATCCGTGAGATCTCGGATGGCCTCGACCAAGCCAACCAGCTGCTGTATGCCTGGTATGCGGAGATCTGGAGCCAGGGCGAAGACGCCCGCCACCATGTCATGGCCGAGGGCGTGGAGGCGTGGGCCCGGACGGCCGACCCGGCGCTGTGGCTCTATCTGACATCCGGCAGCTGGCGCCTGATCAACGACCACCTGGCCCACGCAAAAAAAGGGTGAAGGATGAGCTGCTGGCGGTCACGCAGGGGCACGGGACGGCCTGGGAGCCGCTTATGGAGCTCATCCTGGCCCGCAAGGTGAATGCAGCCCTTGGGGGCGTGCTTGTGGGCCCCTGGGACATTCCACACATGGACGACGCGACGCTCGGGATCATGACGTCCTATATCGATGACCTGCCGGCCATGAGCGCCGGCTGGTCGAAGGTGCAGGCCGCCCGGGCCAAGTGGCGCGATTCGCATCCCACCTACGGCAAACACCGCCGAGGGATGAGGCACTAGCGTGGCTGAGCGATCCATCCTCGATCTGATCCTGCGCAGCAAGCGCACGGGCGAAGGCGCCAAACAGGCGCAATCCGACCTGCAGAAGTTCAACAAAGAGGTCGAGAAGGCCCAGAAGCTGGCGCAGGAGTTCGGCAAGGGCATGGTACGCGCCACCGCCCTGGTGGCCGGGCTGGGCTTCACGGTCAAGAAGGCCTTCGATTTCGGCAAGGCCGGCGCCGAGCTGGAGAACATCGAACGGCGCTTCGACCGCTTGGCCGGCCAGATGGACGTGTCGACGACCTTCCTGCAGGCCATCAAGCGCGAGACCGGCGGCGTGGCGTCCGAGTTCGAGCTGATCGCCTCCTCAATGGACCTCATGTCCCTGGGGCTGGTCAAGAACGAGAACCAGCTCCGGCGGTTGGTGCGGGTATCGGGAGAGCTGGGCTTCGACATGAACCAGCTGGTGCTCACGCTGTCGAACATGACCACCATGCGTTTCGATGCGCTGGGGGTCTCCGTCGACGGATTCAAACAGCGGGTCAACGCCTTGAAGGCCTCGGGGCTCGACGCAGCCGAGGCTTTCCGTGAGGCCTTCCTGCAGCAGGCGGAAGCCCAGCTGGAGCGCGTGGGCTCCGTAGCAGACACCACGCTGGGTGCCTTCAGACGGCTCGAATCGCAGATCAAGAACATCGGCGATGAGGCCAAAAAGTTCGCCGCCGAGGCGCTGGGCCCGACCGTGCTGCGCCTGGCGGAGAGCTTCGAGGCGACGGAGACGCTCAGCGATGCGGTCGGGCTGGCCATCATCACAGAGGAGCAGTACGACGCCCTGATGAACCAGCGGGCCCGGCAGCTCCTGACCAATGCCAGGATCCAGGAGCTCTACGGCGCAGCGATCGAGGCCGTCACGGCCCGGGAAGAGGCCGCCTCGGCGGCAACCGCCGACTGGAACCGGCGGCTGGAGGAGCAGGCAACCCGTCTGGCTGGGCTCGAAGACATCCAGCCCACGCTGAAGGTCAACATGGAGCTCGAGACGGAGGATGCTTTCACCAAAGTGCGGGAGCAGCTCGGGCTCATGGAACGGGGCGCTGGCGAGCTGATGCTCGTGGCAGAACTCCTTCCGGAAGTCGATTGGAGCAAAGTGGACCCGGCGCTGCGGGACATGATCCTGGGCCAGGGCCAGGCTCTTTCCATGCTGGTCGAGGCCGACATCCAGGGCATGACGCCGGAGCAGCAGGAGGAACTCAAGGCCTCGATCGCGCAAGCGACGCAGTTACCTCCCGAGCAGATCAATGTCTTGTTCAACCAGTTCAAGGAACGCGGAACCGCCGCGGTGCAGGAGTGGGCGACGAGCACTTTAGGGCTCCTGCAGGGTACGGTCAAGCCGGCCATGCAGGCCGCGATCCAGCCCTTGCTGAGTGGGGTGGGACAGTTCACGCGCAGCCTCAATGCACTGGATAACCGCAGGATCAAGATCTACATCGATTACATCACCTCCGGTCAGGCACCGCAGGGAAGCGATGGCGGCCAGCACGGTCTCCGCACCATGGTCGGAGGGATGCCGGGGCCAGACCGCAACCTGTTCGTTGCCAGGGTTACACGCGGCGAGGAGATCGAGATCAAGCCCAGAT